TGAATCAGAATATCCAGCTAATTGGCAACGAAGAATTGAAGATTAATTGTTGACATTCTTACAATACTGTATTATAATTAATTAAATGAAACGAAATAGGAGTAAACTATGAGCTATAACTGGTCTAAAGACATTAACGACATGCACCACAAGTTTGGTGTAAAAGATTGGTTTGAAGCCAATAAAGACAACAAAGACTTGATGGATAAGTATTTGCGTTTCCGACTTTCAATGTGTAAGGAAGAACTAGATGAAACAATGGATGCAATCGAAGCTCGAGACCCTGAAGAAATTGTTGATGGTCTTATCGACATGTGCGTTTTTGCTATTGGGACTCTCGATGTCTTTGGTGTTGATGCTACTGCTGCTTGGCAAAAAGTTTATAACGCTAATATGGAAAAATCTGTTGGCGTTAAAGAAGGCCGTCCGAATCCGTTTGGGTTGCCAGATTTAATGAAACCAGACGGCTGGGTTGCTCCAAGCCACGAAGGCAACCACGGCGATATTAATAAAGCAATCTAATAAAGGGGTAAACTTGTGAAAATCGTAATGCAGTATTCAAAATCAACAAAGAACACGCATATGTACTCTAATGATGCTTCAGACGCAGCTATTCCAACGCTGTACATCAAAAAGGTTGCAATGGAGAAAAACCCGCCACTGGAAATTGTAGTGTCCGTTACTGAAGAAGAAGGCTAATGGCAAAATTAGAAGTCTTTTTTATGCGAATATACACAAAGCTATTTGGCAAACCTAAAGATCCAGTAAACTACCTACGTGGTACTAAAAAGTAACACAAACTCACATAAGCGGCTAAGACAATCAAGGCTGCTTTTCCAACTGTATATATAATACAGGTATTTGCTACTTGCACCTATTTAAGATAAGTAGCACTAATGAATATTAAAGAAACAAAGGTAAGAAAATGAAATTATTTTTAACAACTGCATGCGTTCTAGCTGCAACATCAGTATCAGCTCAAGAAGTATCAGAATTTGGTGGTCCATATGTAACTTTCTCAGGTGGTGTTGAAACCACTGTAGCAAAGACTGCAGCAGATAAGTGGGGCGCAACTACAGATTTTAATATCGGTATTAATACACTTGGCAATGCTGACGTATTGATGGGCTTTAAAGCTGATGGTGCTGGTGCGCTCACTCTTGATGAGTGGTCAGTTGCTTCAACAGCCGGTGGTGTTGGTTTTGCGTTTGGCGACCAAGATAACATCTTCGTAGAAGCAGAAAGTGGAACTACTCTTGAAGATCCTGCAATGGCAGAGAGCATTCAATTGAGTTCTATGGGCGCAACGGTTGCCGTAGGGTTCACTGATATCTCAGCTGATGTAACCGACATCGAAAATGTACAGGCCGCATACGCGGTACCAATGCCTCTAGTAACTATGGTTTCTGGCGACTATAACCTTGACTCAAAAGAATGGGTACTCGGTGGTCGTGCTGATACTGACTTCGCAGCCATTGGATTAGGTACAACAGTAACTTATGGTTCTGCCTCTGAAAACTTTGCGTTTGAAGCTGATGCAAGCGTATATGGTATCGTTGCTTATGTTAACGGTGATCAAGGTGATATGCTGCAAAACGTAGGTGCTTCAATCACTCGTGATTTTGCTGGGCTAACATTTGAAACAACAGCAAACTATAATATGGATTCAACTAAATTTGTTCCAACCGCAAAATTGGGCTTTAACTTCTAATCAGAAGTCAAGCACTAAATAGGGAGACTCTTAACGGAGTCTCCTTTAAATAATAAATAAATTTATGATATAACAACGTGGAGTAATATATGTCGAACAAATTAAAAGAACTAACTTGGGCACATCATCAATCCGCAGAGCGCCGAGTATTTGCTAAAGAACTTATTTCTGGTAACATTGATCCTGAATTGTATTACAAATTCTTACAATGCCAATACCTAAACTATAAAGCGCTTGAAAACGCTACTATCATTCCACCAAATCTCAGTGTTATCCATCGAGCACCTCGCATGTTCCAAGATATTCGCGAACTAGAAACTATGTTTGGTTTTGAACCAGACGGCGTATTCCCAGCTTCAGTAGATAAGTATATCACTCACATTGAAACACTAGCTGCGTCAAAAGACAACGAAGGTCTACTTGCTCACATGTATGTAAGACACTTTGGTGAACTTCACGGTGGTCAAATCATCAAGAAGAAAACACCTGGAAACGGTCTGATGTACGAGTTTGCTGGTGATACTAAAGTTTTGATTGAAGAATTTAGAAAGCTTTTGAGCGACGATATGGCTGACGAAGCTAAAGTATGTTTTGACTTTGCATCTGAATTATTCGATGAGTTATCAAAAGAAATGCTAAACAAAGCATCTTAACTATTGACACATGATGCATTCCATTATATAATTGATACAAGACTTAACGAAAAGGATAAAGATATGCAAGAACAAACTCAAGTCACAGTTGAAGAAGATGATATTGAAATTGCCCCTCTTAAGAAAGATATGTCTGCTTCTACTCGAAGAGCTGCTAGTGCAACCGCAAGGGCTTCGCGCCGAGCGATCAAGCAAGTACGTGAAAGTAAAATTCTACGTGCTTGGGCAAAAGCTCGAAAAGCTCGGAAATCAAAATAATGCAGTTATGGGATAGACTTAATGAGTACGCAGATCAATTGCGTACTCGCTTTGATGATAACTTTAATCGCTACGACAATAGCAGTTATACCAAAGATCTACAGTTTGAAGGTTGGAATGATATTTTTTGGCGTTCAGATGAAATCTACAAGTGTCATTTAAAGATTATTAATCCAGCAGATGGCAAAGGTCTATGGTTGATGCACGTAAATATATTTCCAGAAGCTGGTATTGAATTGCCTATTCTTGGATTTGATATTGTTGCTGGTCCTAAGAAGATTACTGGTTCGTTTATGGATTATAGCCCATTGCACGGTTATGACCATCCTTTCAACAAACATATGAAAGAACAAGTAACAAGTCTAGAATGGGTTAAGCCACGCGAACTTCCACCTTGGGCTGCAGAAATATTTTCAGAAGATATGATAGCAGTTGGTAATATTAATTCTGAAGAAGAGTTAAATCAGTTTATTAGTGTTACATCAGGATTAGTAGATTATTACCTAGACAACTTAGAAACTAACGCATACGTATCAAATCGTGATACATTGCCAATGTTAAATAAGTATTGTGAAAATCAAAAAATGAATCCACACTTGCATAGATCTATTCTTGCTATGGGTATTTCAGAAGAAGATAAAGAGCGTTATGTAAATAATGTGCTGTTTGAAGAAAAATAATGGATCATGCAAAAAAACAGTTGACAGTTAGTGGATGTTGTGATAATATAGTTATATCGAGTGGTACAAAGCAAATTAGATTTGGAATCCACTTATTTGACGTAACCGTTGTCTACTGTATCAATTGTGGTTCTGTAAAGGCAACATCTAATATACGGGAGAAAGAGTATGACAGGTAATACTATTATGACAGAAAAGTCAGGACAGTCTCTGAAAGTTGATTATTTCGCAACTGAATCTGGCGCAGGAATTCGATGTTTCATCAATGGTGATTTCCTTAAAGAAGAAGTCTATGAGGGCAAGAACATCCATTTTGCTCAAAGCGCTGCTGAAAATTGGGTAGCAGGAATTAAAACTTTAAATGGATAACGAAATAAAAATGATAACTCCAAGAACACCAGAAAGGGTACACCACGATATTCAGAACATGTTAGCTGCTGGTGTCAATTACATAGATGCTCTTGTAGAGTATGCCGAAATTAACGGACTTGAAATTGAAACAGTTGCTGATATTGTAAAGAAGTCGTCTATTTTAAAAGAAAAAGTACGTTCTGAAGCAGTTGCAATGAAAATGGTGATCAAAGATGATAAAGACATCACAGAGTTATGCTAACGAGGAATCTTTTCAGTGGTACGTAAAGTATCTTGCAATGAAAAGGCATTTCACGTCTGATAGTTATGACTATATAAAGTATCATGGAAAAATAAAAGCGTCGTTCGAAAAGTTTAGAACTCGCAATGACGCTTATTTCTTTGAAAAGCTTGCACGTAAAGATAATCCAGAAAAGCTTATGCTTGCTAATATGGTTGTTAAGCCTAACGCATGGATTCGTGAGATTATTGAACAAGAAGGCGAAGACCGTTATATTGAATGGCAGCGTAAACAAGATACTTTGTCTCGCATATTCAAAACCGATATAGCTAATCTTGATGATAATTTTCAAGCCAACTTTACTTCTGTGAATGGACAACATCCATATATTATGACTATGTACATGCAACGAAAAATTAGTCTTGAAACGTTTGCTATTATTTCACACATTGCTAATATATTTCCCTATTGGGATGAAAAAGTAGTTGACAAAATCGTAGCACATGATATAATAAGATTAATAAAGAAGTACAGACCTTTTTTACAAATTGAAGATAAAAAGTTTAAGGACTTAGTCCGAGATCGTTTTTTCTGATATAAATAGATGGTAGATTAAATTCTACAACATACATCGCAAATATAACCAATGCTATATACAGCTAAATTAAGGAATTAAAATATGTCATTTGACGCACTCAAAAAGAACCGTTCAGCTTCTCTAACTAAACTGAACTCTCAGCTCGAAAAAATCTCATCTAAGAGCTACGCAGATCCCAACGAAGGTAAAATGTGGAAACCTACTCGCGATAAAGCTGGTAATGGTTTTGCTATCATTCGTTTCTTGCCCGCAGCAGCTGGTGAAGAAATGCCGTTCGTACGTGTATGGGATCACGGTTTCCAAGGTCCAACAGGTCTATGGTACATCGAAAACTCACTTACTACTATTAACCAAGATGATCCAGTTTCCGAATTCAACGGCAAATTGTGGAATTCTGGTGTTGATGATGATAAGGCACTTGCACGCAAGCAAAAGCGTCGCCTTAAGTACTTCGCAAACGTTCTTGTTGTTAAAGATCCAGCTAACCCAGATAATGATGGCAAAATCTTCATGTATCAGTTTGGTAAGAAAATCTTTGATAAATTGAACGATCTTATGAATCCTCAGTTTGAAGATGAAACACCGGTTAACCCATTCGATCTATGGGAAGGTGCTAACTTCCGTCTTAAGATCCGTAAGTTTGAAGGTTATCCAAACTACGACAAATCAGAATTCGATTCTCCTTCACCGGTTTCTGATGATGATGCAGAACTAGAACGTATCTACAATGCAGAACACTCTCTACAGGAACTGATTGATCCTGCAAACTTTAAGTCTTACAGCGAATTGAAAACTAAATTGTTCCGTGTACTTGCACTTGACGAAGAAGCTTCAGTTCCTGCTAAAGCAGAAGATGATGAGTTTGATCTATCAAGCATGGGTAATCAATCAGCAGCAGCTCCAACACCTAGTGCTCCAGAAGCATCGCCAGAAGCATCAACATCCATGTCTATGGACGACGATGATGATCTATCGATCTTCAAGGAACTAGCGAATGGCTAATAAAACCTATGAAGAGGTTTTAGATTTCGACTTCGGCTTCAGCTTTATTGATGAAGAACTTCAAGCAAAAAGTGCTGAAGCCGAAGAAACTATTCAGAACATCAGCAGTGAAAAGCAAACTTTAGAAGATCAATTAGTTGATGCTAAAGTTACTGCTGAGGATTTTGAATATCGATTAGAACTTCTATATAAATCGGTATCGCCATTCTTGGATAACCTTTGTAAAAATTCAGACAAGTCAACAATTTATTGGCCTGATCGAGTTGCAAAAATCCAAGCTTATAAATCAAAGCTGCTTACTATTGTGGAAGGAAAGTAAACTATGAGTCTATTAGACAAACTCGTGAAAAACAGTACCATTAAGATGTCGGCTCCTTTATTGGAATCGAAAGTTTATGGTAAGAAAGATATGGCACCAACAAATGTGCCAATGATTAACGTTGCGCTATCAGGTCGAATCGATGGTGGTGTTTCTCCTGGGCTGCTTGTCTTGGCAGGTCCTTCTAAGCACTTTAAATCAGCATTTGCTTTGTTGATGGCAGGCGCTTATATGCAACGTAATAAAGACGCAGTACTTTTGTTTTATGATGCGGAATTTGGTACGCCACAAGCTTACTTTGAATCATTCGGTATTGACATGGATCGCGTAGTCCATACACCAATTACCAATGTTGAAGAACTTAAGTTTGACATCGCGCACCAACTAGACCAAATTACCAAAGGTGAAAAGGTAATTATTGTCATTGATTCAATTGGTAACCTTGCTTCTAAGAAAGAAGTTGCTGACGCGCTTGACGGCAAATCAGTAGCAGATATGTCTAGAGCTAAGGCCCTTAAATCTCTTTTCCGTATTGTAACGCCCCACCTTAACCTTAAAGATATTCCATTGATTGCGGTTAACCATACCTACCAAGAGATTGGATTGTTTCCTAAGGCTGTTGTTTCTGGTGGTACAGGTATTTACTATTCTGCTGATGCTATTTGGATCATCGGTCGCCAACAAGATAAAGTTGGTACTGAAATTCAAGGCTATCACTTCATCATTAACATTGAGAAATCTCGACATGTTAAAGAGAAGTCTAAGATTCCAGTCTCGGTATCTTGGGAAGGCGGTATCGTTAAGTGGTCTGGTTTGATGGATATTGCTGAAAAAGGCGGTTATCTAAATAAACCTAAAGTTGGTTGGTATGAAGCAATTGATCCATCTACTGGTGAAGTTATTTCTGAGAAGCTAATGCGTGCTAAAGAAGTTAACGATAATAAAGAGTTTTGGACGATGATGTTTGAAAAGACTGACCTGTCTACCTATATTAAGAACGCATTTACTATCGGTGCTTCAGGCTCAATCATGCGCGAAGATGATCAACCTGATGTTGTTAACGCTAAAGATTAAATAACTGTTGACATTCTATATGATGTATATTATTATAGTAAATAATACTTGAATGTGCTGGCGGCTAATTGTATTGGTCGCCAGTACTCAACTTAATAATCGGAAAACGCAATGATTGAAAACACCGTTCTATCAAATCTAATATTTAATGAATCATACTATCGCAAAGTATATCCTTATATCAAGGACGAGTACTTTGATGATAGTAGTCTTAAAAAGATCTTTGATACTTATTCAACTTACGTTGAAGAATATAAAGCTCCACCTTCTATTGAAGCTCTTAAAATCTCCCTCGATAAACGCAAAGACTTAAACGAATCTTCTTACCAAAGTATGATGCAAACCGTTGATGGTCTACACATAGACAATGAAACTAATTTTGATTGGCTTGTTAAAGAAACTGAAAAGTTTTGCCAAGATAAAGACTTGTTTAACTCTATTCGTAAAGCTATTCTTATTATGGATGGTGAGGAAAAAGATTTAGACAAAGGTGCTATCCCACAACTACTTTCAGACTCGCTAGGTATCAGCTTTGATACATCTGTAGGTCACGATTTTATTGAAGACTCTGACGCGCGTTATGAATTCTACCATCGTAAAGAAGAACGCATGCCGTTCGATATTGATCTTCTAAACAAAATCACTAAGGGTGGTTTGCCTCGTAAATCTTTAACTGTATTACTGGCTACAACCGGTGGCGGTAAATCTCTAGTTAAATGCCACGCAGCTGCTAGTTATCTAATGACTGGTAAAAACTGTTTGTATATTACTATGGAAATGGCTGAAGAACGCGTTGCAGAACGTATCGATGCTAATATGATGGATGTTACTCTTGACGAATTAAAAATGTTACCACGTGATGTTTATAAGAAACGCATGGATCGTATCAAATCAAAATGTACTGGTCAGCTAGTTATTAAGGAATACCCGACAGGTTCTGCTCACGTTGGTCACTTCCGCCATTTACTTAATGAATTAAAAATGAAGAAGAACTTTACTCCTGATGTAATCTTTGTTGATTATCTAAACATTTGTGCATCACAACGTGTTAAAGGTGCTGCTGCGGCAAATAGTTATACTCTGGTAAAATCTATTGCTGAAGAAATCCGTGGTCTTGCTATGGAATACAACTGTGCTGTTGTTTCTTCATCTCAGTTTAACCGTGATGGCTATGGTAACTCTGATGTAGATCTTACAAACACTTCTGAATCTATGGGTATTACCCACACTGC